TATTGGTTTTGAAACCAAGATCTGATAGAACAGAGATGAGCGGTCGTGAGCAAAACGTAGGGACGATGATATCATCGCCATAAACATTTACACAATCATGAGCTCTAACCATCTGGTTATCACCAAGATAGTTAGGTTCCTCGATCTTCCAAACCGCCAAAGCGACGGCATAAAAGATTAAGGATTCAAGCTCAAAAGTGTACCCGTTGCCCATAGTGCTATGTTTTTCCCATCTAACAGTGGTCTCAGAGAGGCCATCGTAAGACGGAATAGCACCATAAGGGCTTCGAAGATCATCTAAGAGATCAACCCATTCCAATGGGAGAAGCTCAAAGATGAGTCTTTGAGATATTGAATCAGAAGCACTGCTTAGATCGATAGTTGATAACATATTTGTTATACTACCGATACGAGCGAGCTCTTGATTGACACTTTGATCGTTCAAGTTCACCCCAAATTGGGCTAATCTTGCTCGAATGTGTCGGCCTACGCCTTTCTGTAATTTACCATTGAAACATGGTTCCTTACAGGCGGCGCGGTCTATCTCGGTACTCTTAGGTACAGTAAATACACGGTTTCCCGGTATACACACTAGATTATCCCACGCACCGTACATACACCATAATGGTGTAGCTGCGATCGTGGCAAGTGCATAATTTAGAGATCTCCGTGTTACCCCGATCGGGTCCAATGTGTTATATTTGAAGTATGGGTCTCCTTTCTTTCGTTTCCGATGCGTTGAAGCACCAGATCCGAAGGATGAAAACTCAAACATCCTGCCTTTGTCGCAATCTCCAAGTATCTCGGATATTGTGGCTCGGGCGTATAACAAGACTTGCTCAAAATAGTCTCTAGGAGTAGAAAAACGAAAACCGTTATTATTAAGATCAAGACAGGTTTTTTCACTGTCGAGCATCTTCGCAATAGCGCGATTGTATTTCTCTTCCGCCGAAACGCCCTCTCTTGGGAGTTTCGATAAGATTTCCTTTTTGAGATAGTCATACTTAAAAGCATACGCGCCAGTAGCCGTAACAGGTCTACACGACGCGATTTGCGCTTTAAGAACATCAGGATCCAAATTACAGGCAAAACGATCAACTCGTTGCTCATATCGGAATATCGGGTCTGCTGAATATAACTTTCTAGCAGGCCGTAGTTTTCTAGCATGGGTGGACATAAAGTCTCCTCTCGGCGCATAGCCGGTGTTAGATAACATGATACGGGGATTAAGGTCCTAGGACCAAAATCCCTCCCCATCGACAAGAACAGCATCTAAGCTGGTGTCAGATAGGGCCGACAAAGCCGTTTTAATGAACGCTTCGCGCTCAACGCTAGTCATCCCTGAAGGGATGCGAACGTTGAATTCTGCGAGAGCGTTCTCAACAACAACAGTTTCGCCAGTGTCTGCACTTGTCTCAGTTTCAGGACGAGTATACTTAAGGATAATTCGCTGATGCGAACCCTTATAGCTACTAGTCACTTTCAACTCAGATTGTGCAGCAAGGTTTACTGCTGAAGTTGTACGAAAAACGGTTTGATCGCCATTACGCCCAATAGGCTTAAAGGTAACCGGTGTAGTGCCGTCAGTCAAGACGACAGGTGTTATTGCTGGCATAAAGCCTCCAATATGGTTAGTTTAAAGGTTAACGCGTGAGCCGCCAATAGAGGCGATTAACGCAACGATATTCGACAACTGGCTAGTGTTTATATCTGAAAGGATATATTCAAGAGCCGGAGTTGGAAATCCCGATAGGAGATCACGACGGTAGCCCGTAAAGGCTGACGTCTGTTCTCTAAATTCCTGATAATAAGTACCAGGAACGTCGCGAAATCCATCAAACGTTGTATCACGTTCGTAAGTAAAGGTGTCAAAAGCTCGAGTAAATGAGCTCCTGTAACCTGAAATGAAGACGAGCCCACGCTTTGCATTAAGCAAAGATAGGTAATCGCCGACATTTACGACGTAATCAACAAGCCATGAAAACGGAACACGTTCCCATG